TGGGAGCGTGCAAAGTATCAAAATTATTGATTTGACCAAACTGGAGGAATTTGATGACCGCGGGTCGTCCACGCAAACCTATCGAACAAAAGCGCAAAACAGGCCGAACTCCTACAACGGATTCAGGTGGTCGCAAACTTCCTGACGTTCAGAAGATCACTGTCTTGCCAATGGCCGATGGTATTCCGACTCCTCCTATGGATCTTGGTCTAGAAGGCCGAGAGCTTTGGGGAAAAGCTTGGGATCGTGCAATCACTTGGCTTTCTCCTGTAAGTGATTTAACGCAAGTCCATCATGCTTGTCGAGTGGCAGATGATCTTAATCTTGCAAGAACAGTTTACAATACGACACGTGACTCACAAGACGGGCGGCTTGTGGTTGCACTAAGTAAATCTTTCCATGAGGCTTTGGCCTCGTTAGGATTTACACCAACATCTCGCTCGCAATTAGGCGTAGCGGAGGTTAAGCGTGTCACAGCTCTCGAACAACTTATTGCTACCAAACGAGCCAAGTAATTCTTGGCCTCCTAAGTGGCTCACTCCTGTTTCTGAAGAAGATCAATTAAGAGGCGACGGTCCTGTCTATAAACAGTTTGCTGAAACAGTATGTCGCGTTACTAAAGATTCATTAGGCGGACAAGCAGGAGAGTTAATTCGTTTTCGCAGTTGGCAAGAGAACCTTCTTAACCATGCTTTAGCAAGAAAAGAAAACGGTAGATTTAAGCACCGCATTGCCTTAATTGGTATGGCACGTAAAAATGGCAAGTCTGCTCTTGGTGCTTCTGTTGGTCTAGCAGGTTTAACACTAGGTGGACAAGGTTCTGAGATCTATTCATGCGCAGCAGATAGAGATCAAGCACGAATTGTGTTTGGTACTGCTAAGCGAATGGTTGAATTAGACGAAGAACTGTCTAAAATGTTTACTCTTTACCGCGATGCAATTGAATATAAAGATACAGGTTCTGTCTATAAAGTCCTCTCGGCAGAGGCTTACACAAAAGAAGGTCTCAATCCGTCACCTCTTGTGATCTTCGATGAAGTTCATGCGCAGCCAAATCGTGAACTTTGGGATGTAATGTCTCTTGCCGGAGGCGCAAGATCTGATTCTTTGTTGTTCGGTATTACTACGGCTGGTGTAAAAACTCAGACCGATGGCCAAGATTCTTTGTGCTATTCACTTTACCAGTACGGACAGCAGCTAGTTAAAAAAGAATTAGAGGATCCATCATTCTTCTTTGCTTGGTGGGAACCAAAGAATGTTGAGGCAGATCATAGAGAACGATTCATGTGGGAAGAATCAAACCCAGGTTTTAACGACATTGTCGACTCTGAAGATTTTGAGTCTTCGGTGCTTAGAACACCAGAAGCTGAATTTCGAACTAAGCGAACTAACTGCTTTGTTTCAACAGCTACTGCTTGGCTCCCTACCGGAAGCTGGGACGCATTGGTTGACAAGGACAGAGTGCCAATGCAAGGTGAAGACGTCATTCTCGCATTCGATGGAGCCTTTTCTAACGACTCTACAGCACTAATTGCGTGGCTTGTAGGTTCTGAAAAACCACATTTAATGGTTGTAGGACTATGGGAAAGACCACTTGATGCAGATCAAACTTGGCACGTGCCTGTTGCAGAAGTCGAAAAGACTATTATTGACACTTGCAGAGACGGTAGATTTAACGTAAAAGAGATTGTTTTCGATCCTGCACGATGGAATAGAACCTTTATGGTACTAGATGAAGATGGTTTACCGTGCGTTTCGTATCCAAACTCAGCAGAACGTATGGTTCCTGCTACACAAAAGTTCTATGAAGCTGTAGTCAATCAGTCATTTACACACGATGGTGATGAACGTCTTGCACGACATGTGGCTAACTGTGTGACTAAGCAATCATCACGTGGAGTCATGGTTGCCAAGGCTTCATCTAGAAGAAAAGTAGATGCTGCCGTTGCTTCCATCTTTGGTTATGACCGAGCAACACAACCTCCTGCACCTAAAGAACCAGTTGCAAAATATTTCTCAATACAAGTATGAGGAGCATCATGAAAAAACTTGACTTTGCTTTATTAACAGAATTGGCAGGAGTAATTCTTGTCGCTATCGGGGTCGCTATGTTCTCAGTTCCTCTTGCCTTTGTAACGGTAGGCGGATTTCTTATTTGGGCTACAGAAAAGGCTAATTGATGACCGCTGGTATCTACAATACAACCATAGATCAAGGTTCTGTATGGTCAGTTGTACTTGTTTACACTGATTCTAACAATGTACCTGTGAATTTAACAGGTTATACAGCATCAATGCAACTACGCCAGAACTATAATTCTACAACTGCAGACCTAACTTTAACTACAGCAAATGGTGGAATCACTATTGTTGGCGCTACAGGAACTATTACAATCAATGCAACAGCTACTCAAACAGGTTTGCTTGAATCAGGTTTTTATGTTTATGATCTTGAATTGACATCAGGTTCAAACATTTCTCGTTTAATCCAAGGTCAATTAACAGTTGCAGAGCAGGTGACAAGATAATGGCAGCCAATAAAGTCACCATCAATGAAACAAATAACACAGTTGAGATTTCAGCGCCAGGTCCTCAAGGTGCACAAGGTCCAACCGGTCCTACTGGTTCCACAGGTCCTACAGGTGTAACTGGTCCTACAGGTTCTACAGGACCAGTCGGAGCAACTGGACCAACTGGACCGACTGGAAATACAGGACCGACTGGACCGACAGGATCTACCGGGCCAATTGGTGCAACTGGACCAGTTGGAGCAACAGGTCCTACAGGATCTACTGGCGCAACAGGACCTCAAGGAATTCAGGGAGACACAGGATCAACTGGACCAACTGGTCCTATTGGAGCAACAGGACCAACTGGTTTAACTGGTGCAACCGGATCTACAGGATCAACTGGACCAGTCGGTGCAACTGGACCTCAAGGTATTCAAGGTGTTCAGGGAATTCAAGGCGAGACTGGTGCAACTGGTCCGCAAGGTGAAACTGGTGCAACAGGACCAACCGGTGCAACAGGAGCAGCATCAACAGTTCCAGGTCCAACAGGACCAACTGGACCTGCGGGAGCAACAGGACCTACAGGACCACAAGGTGAAGCATCAACAGTTCCAGGTCCAACTGGAGCAAGCGGGCCTGCTGGTGCAACAGGTCCATCAGGACCTCAAGGAATTCAAGGACCAACCGGAGCAACAGGACCTCAAGGTGCTGCAGGTGCAAATGGTGGTTCTACAAGTTTATTTGATTTTTCAGCAGATACAACTGCAACATCTGGAGATCCTGGTGCAGGAGATATTCGCTGGAACAATGCAACTCAGATAAATGCAACTACGCTTTTAATAGATCATTTAGATGTTAATGGAAATGACATTGATGTCTTTATAGCTCTACTAAAAACCGATGATTTTATTATTATTCAAGATCGAGATGTTCATACTAATTTCCAGAAGTTTAAGTTAACAGCAACTGCAACTATTTTAGGTGGATATAGTAGCGTCCCAGTTGTACTTGATTCTTCAGGTGGTACTGGAACAACTAACTTTTTTAACACACAATCGCTTGCATTACTTCTTATCAATGTAGGTTTAACAGGTGCAACTGGCCCAATTGGACCGACAGGTCCTACCGGAGCAACAGGTCCATCTGGTCCTGCAGGTGCAACTGGATCAACCGGTCCTCAAGGCGAAATTGGTCCGACTGGTTCTACTGGTCCGACTGGTCCTATCGGTGCAACTGGACCGCAAGGAGAAGTCGGTGCGACAGGTCCTACTGGTCCTCAAGGATCAACAGGTTCACAAGGTCCTACTGGAGCAACTGGTCCACAAGGAATTCAAGGCATACAAGGTATTCAAGGAATTCAAGGTGAAACCGGATCAACCGGAGCAACTGGTCCTCAAGGTCCAACCGGTCCTCAAGGCGATATTGGACCAACCGGTCCAGTTGGTGCAACTGGCCCACAAGGGATCCAAGGAAATGTCGGAGCAACCGGTCCTACCGGACCAATCGGAGCAACCGGTCCTGAAGGAGCAACCGGTCCTATTGGTGCTACAGGAGCAACAGGTCCGCAAGGAGAAGTTGGTCCTAGCGGAGCAACTGGTCCATCCGGAGCAACCGGAGCAACAGGTCCTAGCGGATCAACAGGCCCGACCGGTGCAACTGGTCCACAAGGTGGAGATAATCCAGTAGTTGACTATATCGATGGCGGTGCAAACGCTTCTGGTATTACTGGAGACGTGATCTACAATGCGGGGTTGTCTAACGCAAGTAGTTGGACTTATACAATCGACGCAGGTGCGTCAGTAACAACCTTCTAACAAAGAGAGAAAGAAGCCACTATGACAGCAAGACTCCAAAATCGCCGTGATACGGCAGCAAACTGGACATCTAATAATCCAACACTTGCGCAAGGTGAAATCGGCTACGAAACCGACACCACGAAGTTCAAGATTGGCGACGGTGCAACTGCCTGGAGCTCTCTTGCTTACGCTTATGCCGCAGGAGCAAACGGTCCTACAGGCGCAACTGGACCAACAGGTTCCACAGGCCCAACAGGGCCAACAGGTCCAACCAACATCACTAGCATTACAGCTGGCACAGGTTTAACTGGTGGTACCATTACCACGTCAGGCACTGTTGCTATTGACACTACCGTCACTGTTGACCTCTCAACCGCGCAGACTCTTACCAATAAGACTTTAACAAGTCCAGTTGTTAACACTGCAACCTTCAGCGACGGAGTTGTAAAAGGACTAGAAGAAGACGTCAACGTTGTGGCTTCAGCGGCTACTGGCACAATTAACTTTGATGTTGCAACTGCCTCTGTTTGGTACTACACATCAAATGCAACCGCAAACCACACACTGAACTTTAGGTACTCAAGCGGTGTTGCACTAAACTCAGCGCTTGCCACTGGCGACGCAATCACACTTGTTTGGCTGAATACAAACGGCGCAACAGCTTACTATCCAAACGTCATCACTATCGATGGCAACGCGGTGACACCGAAAGTGCCTGCAACTATCGCAGCTGGCAACGTTTCAGCTATTGATGCTTATTCATTTACGATTATTAAAACAGCTTCTGCAACATTCACTGTCCTCGAGACACAAACCAAGTTTGCCTAAGGGGTTAAAATGCCAATCGTTGGGACAATCGCGGGCGCTTCGGCCAAAGGTTATGGCGGCTTAGGCTTTTTTGCGCTTACAGCCTTGTCTGTTGACTATCTTGTTGTTGCGGGCGGTGGTGGTGGTGGCCGTGCGGGTGGCGGCGGAGCAGGTGGACTTCGTTCCACTGTTACTGCTACAGGTGGTGGCGGTAGCCTAGAATCTCAAGCAACCCTAACCAAAGATGCCGCCTATACGATTACAGTAGGAGCAGGCGGAACTGGTTCAGATGGCGATGGCGTTGCTGGCAGCGCTGGTGGTGACTCGTCCATTGTTGGAACCGCAGTTTCAATTACCTCTACTGGTGGTTCAGGCGGAAATGGCGGCGGC